GAATAAGTGTTAACTGATTCAGGTTCGTTTGGTATTTCAACAAATGCGGCTGGCGTATCAGTTAACACTTATTCTACAAGTACGCCTTGCATGGTTTTTGTTACGGGCTACAACGCAGGATACACCGTTCAAACTATTGATGGTTTGGCTTGGGGGGTTAGATAATGCAAGAAACACAATGGGTTAAAGTTGAAAACGGGCAAATAATTTCTGGCCCAAGTACGGTTAAGTTTGATGATAGTTATGTTGAATACATAGAAATTTTAAACCTCACAAAACCATATACTCGCGTTAACGTCAACATTGCTATAGTAGATGGTAAATGCGTTAAAACTGTAACCAGCATCTCAGATTATCGTATTCAGCGTGAAGCCGAGTACCCTCCTATGGCTGACTACTTAGATGGGGTTGTCAAAGGAGACCAAGCTCAAATTGATACCTACATTGCTGCGTGTTTAGCTGTCAAAGCAAAGTATCCAAAACCCTAAGAATAAGTCATAATACGCAGATGGCAGAACTTGTCTTTGACCAGAAAGAACGTATAGGGGATTGGGTAGCCGCTAAGACGGGACAGGACTCCAGTTGGGGTTCTTTTTATGCTTTAGGCGTTATTCGTGGAGAAGATGTTATTGCAGGAGTAGTCATCAATAACTACAATGGATCAAATGCTACATGTCACATTGCTGTTTCTCAACACACAAAACTTCTTGTGCCGTTGTTTCATCACGTCTGTGACTACGCCTTTAACCACTGTAAATTAAAACGATTGACCGGCATGGTACCCACAAATGAACCCTCCATTATTGCGTTTGACAAGCATCTTGGGTTTGAGGAAGAGTTTGTAATGAAAGACGGCGCACCCGGCGCTGATATGCAGATTTTGGTAATGCGGCCCGACAACTGTCGTTGGCTGCACAAGGAGTAAATTATGGGCGGAAAATCACAACCAGCACCAGACTACACCCCAATGCAACAGATTGGGCGTGAGCAGTTAGACTTTGCTAAACAGCAATATGCAGAGATGGCCCCGCTTGCCCGTCAAGTAGCCGCTCAACAAATGGCCGCACAGCAGCAACAAATGCAGCAAGGTCAAGATTACTACGACTATCAGCGGCAGACGTTTAGGCCGTTAGAGCAGGGGCTTGTCCGAGATGCTGAACGATTTAATACCGAAGACTACCGCGAAGGTTTAGCTCGCGATGCTTCTGCTGCAGCCGGTCGTGCTTTTGGCGTAACTCAACAAGCCTCCCAACGAGCTCAAGCATCTATGGGGGTAAACCCTGCCTCTGGTCGAGCAATGTCAATGGCTAATCAATCTAATTTAGGTCTTGCCGCTAACCGTGCTAACGCTATGACAGGTGCCCGTAACCAAGCTGAACAGATTGGATTTGCCCGACGCCTTGACGTTACCGGCCTTGGCCGTAATCTACCCGGTGCTTCTACTGCTGCTTACCAAGGTGCAAACGCTGCAGGCTCGGCTGGCGTCAATACATCCATGGCTCCCGGCTCGCAGTTCCAGCAAGGTATGCAGCAATCGGGACAAACATTTGGCAATGTTCTTTCTAATCAGACTAATTACGCTAACGCAAACAGAGATCAGGGTATTGATGTTGGTAGCTTGCTGGCTGGTGGCGCTAAAGCTTATACGGCGTTTGGCTCCGACCGCCGGATTAAAGAAAATATTGAAGTGGTTGGCCGCGATGAGCGCACTATGTTGCCGCTTTACGAATTTGAGTATAAAGGCGGTTCTGGCAAACGCTTCTTAGGCGTGATGGCGCAAGACGTTTTGAAAACGCATCCTGAAATGGTTTATACAATGCCTGACGGTTTTATGGCAGTTGACTACGCCGGTCTTGGCATCGAAATGTTGGAGGTAGATCATGCGTCTTAATTTTAGTAATATTGGTCGTGGTATTGAAGCCATTGCAGACGCTAAAAAAGCACAAGATTTAGCGCGTGTTTCTGCCCAGTACGATGTAACTGAAGGTGCGTATGGTACCGGTCTTGCTCCAAATCTACAGCAGGTTATTGGCGCTCGTGACGAAGCTCTTCAAGGCTTGGGCGAGCAAGCTACGCCAGAGCAACGCCAACAAGTGCTGGATCAATACACTCCTGCGATGTCAGAGTTGAGCCGCCGTGTTGGTTTGACTGCTCCTGACTATTCTGTGGCTAGTGGCCCTACCAACTTTGCAACTCGCCAAGAAGCCCGCCAAGCGGCTGCGCCTATGCGTGCCGAAGGTCTTGCAGGTGTTTACCGCCAGTATGGTGACGTAAATCAAGCCGATGCACTGGAAGCTCGTGCGTTTGAACAACAACGCGCTCTTGCCCGTGAAGGCCGTGATATAGCCCGTGAAGGTCGTGAGGCAGAAGCTGGCCAGCGTGCACAACAGGAATTTGCCACTAGACAAACTCTGACAGGTCTGCAAATTGCCGACGTTACTAGAACACAAGCGGCTAACCAGCGCCAAGATGATTTCTCAAACTTTGCTGCCGAAAATCCTAACGCTACTACGCAAGAACTAAAAGACGCCGCGTTTAAGCAGTTTAAATTTACTCCTAAGCAGTGGCAAGATACTGTGACTACGCGTCTTGGTATTGAAAACGCTGAGATGGACAGCTTTAAAAACGGGATTAAGAAAAAGCTGCAAGGCAAAAACCTTACTCAGCTTGGCTCGCTTTACAACTCTGACCCAGACTTCGACGACAAGACTGACTTAGCTATCGTGCCCGGTAAAGGCGGAGCGGTTACTCTGAACTTTATTGACAAGGCGACCCAGCGCATCACAGGCACTCAGACGTTTAAAAATGAAGCAATGGCCACGGAGTACCTGAACAGACAAGCTACTGAGCCTGAAACCATTGGTTCTTGGATGCTTAACCTTGGCAAAACCGAAGCAGCCATTGCCGCATCTAAAGCAGCTTCTGCTGCTTCTACGTCTACGTCTGGGCTCAATGCAATTCGTGGTAATTTAGTCAATAGACAAATAAAAGACTTGGACGAGCTTGCAGCAAATACCAAAGAAGCTAAAAAGCTGATGACAGACTTCGCAGCGCTTACTGAAGCTGAACAGAACGGGCCCAAGGGCAGAGCTCTTGAGAAGCAATACAACATGTTGGTTGCAAAACCCGGTGCTCAGCTTCGCGTATCGCCAGAAGGCAAAGCTCCTAGAGCTATGGACGAAGTGGAAACAGCGCAACTTAAAGCCTATAACGAATGGCTTGCAGTCCCACGCAACACCCGTTTATCTGGTGGTGAAAAAGACGCTATGGCTGAACAAATGGGCGTTAGCCACCTTCTCCGCACTGTGCGTGAACGTGCGGCGCAATCGTCTGGTGGTGTTACCTTGGGCGGTGACGCCTACGCCGCAGACCGAGATGCTCCTGCCGCCCCTGCATCTACGCAAGGGTTAACTAAAACTTCGTCTGCCCCTGCCTTAAACACAGGCAATACGAAACTTCTAGGTCGAGCAGGTAATACAGGGTATAGCGTTGAAATGCCAGACGGCACAACAAGAGTTATGTCCATCAGTGAATTGAATAAATTAGGCTATCAGTTTTTAGGCGGTAATACAGGGTTAGAGAGACCTTGGTATGATGACTTACTGCCACGTCGATAATCTGGAGCGACAATGCCGATTTATAACCTTGAAGACTTGCGGGCGGCAGTGCCGTCCTCCATGCGTGACCTGTCTGATGACGAGTTAATTCGCGATTACGCAGGGCGCGTTGGCAAGAGTTTTGAATCTACGGCAAGCTATTTAGGCTTTAAGCCTCGTGGCACGCTAGCGGAGATGGGTCGTCAGGCTGTGGGCGGTGCAGTAGTTGACCTACCCAAGATGGTTGGACAGGGCCTTCAGTACACCGGTGTTGCACCTGAGTACGGCCGTGGAATGGCTGAGTCCGCAGAAGCTCGTGCTCCCGCATATGCCCCCGACAACCGTGGTCGTGGTCTTGTCGGCGAAGCACTTACGATGGGTGCTCGTGGCTTGGCTCCTGTGGCGGCGACTCTACCTTTAGCGTTTGTTCCCGGCGGGCAAGTTGCCGCCCCTGCCGCTGCCGCGTTGTTGTTTGGTACATCGTCTGCACAAGAAACCTACGAAAAGGTTTTGAATCAAACTGGCGACGAAAGCGCAGCCACTGCTGCTGCTCGCCGTGTCGGTCTTATTCAGGGTGTTGGTGAAGGTGCGGCTACATTCGTTGGCGGCCGTGCTATCAAAGGGCTATCTCCCTTATTGGGGATGGGTGAACGCACTACTGCTGGTGTTGCGGCAAGGATGACTGATACCAGTGTCCTGAAGCCTTTTGCAAAAAGCATGGGTATTAACATGTTAGTGCAACCCAGTACTGAGGTTGCTCAGGATTTGGGTACATACGCTGTCGAACGTGCATATGGCGCGGCAGGTGACGAGAATCCCTATGAGATTGCACGGCAGTCAGCGTTGGGCGGTGCGGGTCTGACAATGTTGCTTGGCCCATTTGCATTGGGCGGTCACGCCTCCCGTGCTCGTCGAGCAGAATCTTTAAAAGCCGCGTTGGGCGAGGACGCTCCTCCTGAAATTCGCGCACAGGCATTTGAAGCTGTAGTTAAAGAAGCACGTAGACAAAACATCCCTGCAACGGATGTTGGCGCATGGTTTACAGAGCAGTTGGCGCTCGAAGACCAACGCAATGCTGCATTAAAAGACCTTGAAGAAACGCCAAAAGACCTGACACAAACTCAAACAGATGTGGATGGGCGTAAACTTTCTGAAGTGGATACACAAGCTGAGTTCGATAAACGGATGGCTGCTGGCCGTCCAATGTCTGAGGCCGATGCGTCGAAGCGTTTGTCTTCGTTCATGACCGCGCAAGACGTCGGCGGGCAATACCAAGATTTGCTAGCACGCAAAGAACAAGGTCTAGAAGCCGTTAAGGAAGTTGGTAAGAGTTGGCAAAACTTTGTTGGTAAGCGCGGCGATCAGTTGCTAAACATTCAGGATGTTGGCGATCAAGCCCGTGGGCTTGTCAGCAATCTGGAGACAGAAACCAATCAACAAGAGGCTCCGCTTGCGCAAGCAATGCAACTCGGTACCGCCGTACAAGCCATGTTTGACGCCCAACAAGGTGTCGGGACAAAAGCGGACTTTGACCGAATCATGAACCCAGATGTGATGCAACCTATCACACCTACAGAAATACAACCCGTTGCCCGCACATCCCTTGTGCCACAACGCGCCGCTCCATTTAGCAACATGCGCATGGACAGGCCAAGTCCCCAAGAATCGCTTACTGGGCCAACAAGCCAACTTTCTGATCGTCCTATTACAGCGCCTGCACCGGTTTCTCCTCTGGGCGGTGAAGCCGAAGCCGCCCCTTTGCCCTCCGCGCCAGTCGCGGAGGGCGTTTCTTCTACGCCCGTCACAACTCCTGTAACTACACCTGCAACTAAAGATGGCACTCAAACCACTCAAGCCCAGCAAACAAAAACGAAAAAACAAAAAGCACCCATCACCGTTGGATCAGTCGTAAAGATTAACGATACCGAGGTAACGCTTAGCCAAGAACAAGCTGATGCTTGGAATAAGGCACAGGAAACCTATGATGGCAGAACCCGTCGTGCACGAGAGATTGCTAACTACCAAGACCGCGAAAGCGCTCTACGTAGTGCCGGTATGCAGTTGTCTGCGGAACGTAGAAAAATTACTGGTGCTTTAACTGCCAAAGAGCAGCAAGCCGCTAATCGCGTTGCTGACCGACAAACCGCGGAACAAAAAAACCAAGATGAAATGGGCTTGACCGCGGCACTTCAAACTGCAAATCGGACTAATGTTACAAACAATCCGTTGCAAGCTGGGGTAGAAGGCGCTGACAAAAAAGCTGTGCCGGGCAAAACATCTCTGACTGTTAGCGCCCTACGAAACATCCGTGATGCATTGCTAAATCCTTCTGCAACTGTCGATGGTATTAGTGACAGAGAGCAACAGATTGCTGACGCTGTGCGTGCGTTTGCAAAAGCGTATTACAAGTTTAGCAACGCGGGTGGCAACATGCTCCGCGGCATTCCTACAGAACGTGCAATTAAAGGCGAGAATGGGGAAACAATCTACAAGCCTACCAAACTGGCTGGCCAAACTCCTGCACAACAACGTGGGCAAATAAAGGCTAAGACCAGCCAACGCGTTGGAACAACACTAGATCAACTAAGAGAGACTCGTGACGCCCTTGCTGGTTTGGGTAAAGCAGTTAACGGCAATGCAAAAGATGTTGAAGCTATTGTCAAGCTTGTCAAAGATATGGTGCAACAGAAGTTGCATACCCAGACAACTGATGAAGGTATGAACGAAGACTTTGGCCAAGAAGGCGCAGATGGTATTGCACAGGCGTTCTTAAAAATGGACACCATGCTGTCGCAGGGTTGGAGAGCAGCCAAGGACAATATGTTCCAAGGCGAATCTGACGCAACTTTTGTTCGCCAAACCCCAATTCGTGGTTCTAAGGAATCGACTGCTGCCGGTGAGACTCAGACTCCGCTAGAAAAAGCCGCTTTGGGTTACGCTAAGTTTGGCAAAGGTGAATCTTCTACTGGCATTCTTGGTTTGTTGAACTACATCCAAACTCACGGCACGCCGTTTGAACGCACAATCGCCAAGGGTGTATTTCAGTCTTTGTACGATAGCGACACCGCACCAAATCTTGAGTTCATATCTAAGGGTAAACCTTACTATGATCCAAAAACCAATACGGTCTATATACAACGAGACGCGTCTGCGGCAGTCACATTGCACGAGTCGTTGCATGGTGCATTGCAATGGTATATTTATCAGAATCCTAATGCACCAGAAGTCCGTGCATTGAAGGCGGCGCTTAAACGCGTTGTAAATTACAAAGGTGAACTAAGTCCTGACGCTAAACGTGTACAAGATGTGCTCAAAGCACTGATGAAAGACAAAAAAGAACTTGACGCTGTTTTGGAATTGGTTTCTTACGGCAACACGCTCAACGACTTCCGTCGCGCACTAGAAGCTATGGATAGCACCGAGGCTCCCAAGTCTTTCTATGATGCGGCGAAGAACGTCTGGCAAACCATTCTGACGACAGTTCAGCGGTTAGTCGGTGTTCGCCCATCTGTTGCCGCAGATGTAATTGGTAACACGTTTAAGCTCCTTGAAGCTGCTGGCGCTGCCAAGAAAGGTGAAGCTACGGGCAACATCCTCGAAGCTGCTGTAGAGAGCACTGGCACGCCACAAGGGAAAGTTAATGCCCAAGACTATATTGTTTATAACAAAAAGGTTGCCCCTGCGGCCTTAAGCACAAAGTTGTTTTTCGACCTAGTTGGCTGGCAACGTGGTGCTCAAAAAGTAGGCGACCTATCTAGCAAATTAGCAGACAAAATCCGCAAAGACTTTCCAACTGCAGAGCGTTACATCACCTATATCAACTCCCGCTTCGGTGTTAATGATTTCACTAGCAAGCTCATGGAGAAGTACAAGGTTGACAAGAACACTGGCTACCAACGTATGGAGCAGTTGGCCAACTTCGTTGAGTCACGTAGTGCTGACGAGGCAAAGGCAATCTTTGATTACCTTGACGGCGATAAAAAAGCACTGGATAAATTACCAGATGTTGCGAAGGTCAAAGAAATTGCAGACTCCATTGAGAAGAGCATGGCGATGTACATCTCTGAGCTTCCAGCTAAAGACCGCGCATACTTTGAGAACACTAAATTTTCTGAGTCCTTGCTGTTTGCAGGCAATACTAATCAAGTTGCAAGCCACACATTCGGTGCGCGTAAGCTCAGTGAGATCATTGGTCTGCAGCATCGCTTTGAAGAAACCATTGAAGGTTTTCAGCACTGGATGGGCGTAGATAAAAACGGTGACGTTGACATCACAGGCCCCTTCTACCAAGTGTTTGGCCCCAACATTAAAGACCCTGCTGGCCCCCAAGTCCCGCAAGGGTACATGTCTATCAAGGGCTACGAAACTACGGGTAATCCCGTAGGCTTTACTGTTGATCCCTCACGTCAGTGGCGTATCTCCGGCAAGAAAGGTGAGGGCTATAAGTTCACATCTAACATGACGGCTCAACAAGCGATCCTTGAAAAGAAAGTCACTGAGCTTGCTAATGCTATGCGTAACACCATGGCTGCACTGGCTAACAACTATGCGTCACGCAACTTCTCTAAAGCCGCGTCTACGCTGGGTTATGAAGACGGCAAGCCAACAGAGCTAAGCGTTTCGTTTGATTCGCTAGAGGCCGTTAAGAAAATCTTTGGTCGGGCACCCAACCCTAACCAAGTGTTAAGCGTTTCTAAGGATGAAGCCAAGACGCCACAGATTGCTGACTTATATCGCAATACAAACACATGGGTAAAAATACCTGACGTAGAAGCTTACGGCGCGTTAGCTGGCAAATACATGCCCGGCCCTGTGTGGAGTGCGATGACTGACATGGCTGACCGCAAGCCATTGGTTTCGTTCCGTGCGTACAACGCTTCTATGCGTTGGTTTAAGAAAGCAAAGACCGTTTATAATCCCGGCACGCACATTACGAACATTGCCTCTAACGTCACTTTGGCGATGATGCATGACATCCCTGTTAGCACGATTGCTTCTGCGGCTAAGTTGTTTACCAAATACGAGCTAAACGCTAAGTCTCTGACACCAAGTGAACTTGCAATCATGTCGCAGTTCATGAACTCTGGTGCGATGCTTGGTGACTATTCAAGTGCTGAGGTTAAGGAGGCCATCTACAAGGCATGGAACGAAAATCTTGCACAGCCAACAGATACGTCGCTAATGCAACGTCTGAAGATGTTTACTGGGTACGAGAAATCTAAAGCGCAGATGGGCGTTGCACTTGCAGCCAAAGCAGGGAACAAGTTAGATAGCATCGCGTCCGAACTGTACGCCGCCGAAGATAACGTATTCCGTTTAGCCGCGTTCATGAAGAAGGTCGGCGAATTGCAGGAACGTAGCGGTGAGAAAACTCCCACTGCAGAGAACTTCAGCGACGCGGGTACCTTTGCACGCAAGGCATTCCTTGACTACGACATTGACTCTAAAGCAGTCCGTATTGCACGCCAGTCGTTCTTGCCGTTTGTGTCATGGACGTATGCCATTGCCCCTGTTATGGGACGCATCGCGTTGCACCAACCTTGGAAGATTGCTAACGTCTTGGCGGCTTATTACCTCATTGACGTAGCCATGGCTTCTGCGGCAGGTGACGATGACGAAGAAACTCGCAAGCGTGGCCCGAAAGAAATCCGCGAACGCATGTTTGGCATTGGCCCTTACATGCACATTCGCATCCCGTTCATGGGCGACGAAAACAACCCTGTGTACTACCGTCTCGGTGACTACGTACCGATGGCTTCTGCCGCTAAGGGTTTGCCGAATGGCTTCATGGGACAGTCTTGGATTCCCGGAGCAATCACGCCAAGCGGCCCAATAGTCTCGGCTATTGCAGGACTAGTCATAGGTGTAAACCCCTACACAGGTAAATCTCTGAACCAACCAACGGATACCGAATGGCAGAAATTTAAAAATGCTGCTAAGTTTGCATATGATATTGTGACTCCACCAGCAATTAGTTCCACCCAACTCAAAGCAGTAAACGATATACTAGATGAGAAAACAGGCATCACAGGTGCACCTGTTAGCAATCTTGCTATAGCCAGAACATTTGGATTAAAAATGTATGACTACGACGTTATTGAATCTGAAGCTGTTCAGGATGTTATTTCAAAGCGTGTTGAACGCGAGTTTAAAGATGCAATGCGCAAAGCAAAACGTGAAGAAGATCGTAAAGGCTATCCTGATTACGAAGCACTAGACAAGCAACTTGAAGACTTGCAAATACGCATGGAAAAAGAACTTGACAAAGCCCGTGGCGGCACAGGGGAGATTGACTAATGGCTAAGACACCAGCATGGACACGCAAGGAAGGCAAGTCTGAGAAGGGCGGATTGAACGCCAAAGGACGCGCCTCGTACAACAAAGCGAACCCCGGAAAGCCGGGACTCAAGGCTCCTCAACCCGAAGGTGGCCCACGACGCGACTCATTCTGTGCCCGCATGGAAGGCATGAAAGAGAAGCTGACCAGTGCAAAAACTGCTAACGACCCAAACAGTCGTATCAACAAATCACTACGTGCTTGGAAGTGCTAACATGGCTACCAAAAGTAAATCTACTGTCAATGCTGCTGGCAATTACACGAAGCCCGAACTGCGCAAGCGGATTGTGTCTCAGGTAAAGTCTGCGGCAACGCAAGGCACTGGCGCAGGTCAGTGGTCAGCACGTAAAGCTCAGCTTGTTGCCAAGAAGTACAAGGCGGCAGGCGGGGGGTACAGAGATTGAAAGCGCCTCAAAAATCATTGAAGGATTGGGGCGACCAAAAATGGAGAACTAAAAGTGGTAAACGCTCTTCTGACACAGGTGAAAGATACCTTCCAAGTGCTGCGATCAAAAGTCTCAGTTCTTCTGAGTACGCTGCGACAACCAAAGCCAAGCGAGCCGGAAAAGAAACCGGAAAACAATTCGTAGCGCAACCCAAAAAGATTGCGGCTAAAACTGCAAAATTTCGTTAACTTTAATTGGAGATTATTATGTACGGAAAAATGATGATGGCCCCTGCCAAAAAAACTGCTGGTAAAAAAGCTGCACCTTTTAAACCATGTGCTGGCTGTCCTAACAAAGCTAAATGCAGCGCCATGGGCAAATGCATGAAGGCTAAGAAGTAATTACTTCATCCCTGCTGAACGGGTTCGTGCAAACGAACGGTTTGCAGACTTAGGAACTGCGCGGAGATTACCTCCGCCATTTCCACCGCCCTTTGCAATGGGCTTCTTGTGATCAACGTCAAGGCCGTCGCCTTTGCTGACGACGCCTTTCTTTTCCATTTGTCGACGCGCTGAATTGCGGTCAGCCCTGTTAGCAATCTGCTCCGGCTTGCCTTGGTAGTTGGCGTACTCTTTCTTGTAGTCACGTGGCATGATAGTTGTCCTTAAAAAAGATATCTTATTGTCCCACAGCTACGCCGTTTAGAACAGCCAGTAGTACAGGGCTTTGCTCTCTGGACATGGTGCCAGTCAGAGTTGCTACAAACCGAGGGTGGTTCAGGTTTACAATCAGGCAATGCGTCTGGCCGGGGCTTCTGTCCTTGCATCCCTTGAACATCGTCACCCGATCGCGTTTGGCAATCATCGCGCCGTTAAGTTCTAGCTCACGCTCAATCCGGTCAATACCATCCTGCGACCTACCCAACCATGCCTTGAACAAAGCCAAGTTGATCGCAATCATGCTTCCGGGCATCACAGGGTTCTTGGCATCATAGACAACCTTTACCCGAGCAACAGCTTTATCTGGAGCGGGCTGAGTTACCTGCTCTTTACCTGAGCTATAAACTTCGGTGCAATGCACTAGGCGGTCGTTGTGCTCCATGATGTACTGACCAATGGTATCGAACACGTCAGACTTACTTTCAATTGCAGCTTGCCTAGTTTGCTTGACGCGCTCAATCATAAAGTCCACTGTTGCTTTTACATCGAACGGGAACAAACCCAAGGCTTGGCCAATACGACCCATGCCCCATGATGCAATAAGTAGCGTCCTGTAAAAGCGCTCTTGCGGCTCAAAGATAAAACCAAACGTTTTATTGAACGATGCCTCAGCCCATTTCCACACGACCTCGGGGCCGCCCTTGTCAATTACAACTTGCACAAGCTCTGGGAAAGCCCAACCGTTATGCTTCTCTACGATCTCAAAAAAGTCGTACCCAAAGCTACGCCCATCTTCTCGGGTAGCAACGAAAGTCCGATCATGTTGCGGGAACTCTAAGCAACGCGCTTTCAGCGGATCGTTACCTGCCTGTGCGTTTTCAAACTTTCTGTACATCGAAATGTTAGACGTGACGTGAGTAGGAGCACACCACTTAGCGGGTTCACGCAACTCACGTTCTTTCGTCATCGAAATCTTTTCGCGGCCAGAGCTTAGGGTGTAGCCCATGTCGGCCATGTCCTTGTCGTCAGCCGCAGTCATCTCGTCGATACAACATGGCAAGTTGTTAAGTACGCCGCGCATCTTATACATGGCATTTGCGGTGTCTTTCTGACTCAGGAATAAATCCTTGGGATTACCAATCAAACTGTTCACGCCAATCAGAGACAATGATTTACCAGTTGTCGTTTCATCAGAGTAGATCGACACAATCGCTGTTGCGTTACCGGCGGCAGGGCCTAGGATTCCTACTGTGCCTGTCAGCACTGATGCACGAATATTATCGGCACCGGGTAGGTTCAACATATCCATCGCGCGAATCCACTCAGAGCGTTCACCATGCGGGCCAATCAATTTAGCGAAGTTAGATGCAGGGCCACGAAGGCGTGTGTCTGTTGCACCGGAAGGCGAGCCCAACACTGTCTGCCCGCACATGAACGAGCCATCTTCTTGCCAACCAAAGTTAACAAAGTCCAATCCTGTAGGTGCCTGTTGTTGCACCATCGTCAAGTAATCCATCAAATAGCTCCTAACTTTTTCTTGCTGTCCAGCATTCTTTACGTAGATTTGTTGGTTCAATAAAAATGTAGAAAAGTCTTTACCAATCGTCGCGAGTACAGACATCTCATGCTCTGTCTCTTTCCATCCAGTCATTGGATACTTTGCAATCATTTTGAATGCAGACTTGCGACTTTCAGAATCGTGGTACACACCAGTGATGTGAATCTCATACTGGCACACGTGGTCAAACTCTGTCACCTCTTGGGCAATTTCATTGCCGTTTGCATCAGTCGTTGTGATCTCGGTCTTGACCTCGCGCATTATCTGGTTGTTCTGAATGACGTAGCCCTTGGGCATTGTGAATGTGAACTCTTCACCTTCCTCAGTAACAACTTCAGTCTCAGTAACAACGGACAACTGCGCAGGGCTTGTAATCTTTCCACGGCTTGGGCAACCTTCGCAGCCCTTAGCGCACAACTGCTCAAACTTCGCACACGTCGTAGGCCCAGTGCCGTTCCAACCCTTGAGCTTATCCATGCTTGCGGCTAGATCAAAGTCAGGGTGCGTTCCTGCGATCATGATGACCGCTTCCTGCACATCTGTGCAATGCTTAGCAAGACCTAACGATGCACGCCATAAAGGTTCTTCTACATTGCGACCTGCGGCATCTAACACGCCACCAGAAGCTACAAGCGCACCCACCTGAGCACAACGCCCTGCGACCGCGGTAAGTACAACATCGTTTGTGTTGAGCACTGCATCAAGGATCGATGATCTTGCACCTTTGCGTGATGCTGTTGTCTTTGCATTCTTTGGCAACTTACCAAACCACGGCTTCAATACCGTGAACAACTCTACTGGATCGTAGTCAGGGCAATCACGTTTGCACTCGACCAACTTCCACGGCTGTTGCTTTTTATGATGCGTACCAACTGGACGAAGCACCATCGATGGATCATGAATTTTGCTTGTGTCGATCTCGACACCATGCTCTTCAAGCGCAATGCGAAGCGCGGTAGAAACCTTTATCCAATGCTCTTTCGAAATGTTCTGAGTCATTGGCCAGTAGCAGTGAATACCACGACCGGAAGAGATGACCATAGGCTGAGGCATACCAATCGCTTTGAGGGCGACGGACATTGCGATCCAACCTTCCTTCTGAGTAGCGTAAGGTTTGTCCTCACCAATATCTAAATCAAGCGCCAGTGCTTTGAACACTGTTGCATGTGCTTGTGTGCGGTACCATTTCTGCTTACCGTTCTCTACGTAACTGTGATTGGCAAATGCACCAACACCGAAGTAAACAGTTGACTCAGCTTCTGCATCCCACCTACTGATCGCTTCTATCGCATCATCGATGTCTGCGAATGATCCACGGTTCCAAAAAAAGCCTCTTGGATTTTGTCCTGATGGATCAGGCTTATGTATGCAAATAACCAGTTCGTCTGTTTGGGCGAATACGCGAGTAAAAAAGTTTTTTGTGTCCAAGACATGCCCCTAGATAAAAAACCCCGGCATTACCCGGGGAGCGTTCTACATTTTAATTTTATTACTCGTCGAACAAACTGTCGAGCTTTGCCGCTAATTCATCTGACGCTTTTACTGGAGCAACTACGGGTTTCGCCGCCTTGACAGGCGCGGCTACTGGTGCAGGTGTTTCCTCTTCATAAGCGTCATCTACTGCGGGAGCCGCAATAGCGGCCTTCGGCGCGGGTGCTGCAATAGCAGGGCCCGCCGCTTGTGGAGCAAGTTGACGAGTAGCTACTTTAACAGAATCACTTCCAACTAAAGTATCAACGCGAGAAATTGCTTTCTCTGGAACGTAACCTTTTTGCTTAAAAGTAATCTTGGGATAACTTGCCGCGTCATCAAAACCCAACTCGGTAATTACCTCTTCAGGGCCAATGCCATAATTGCCTAAGTCCTTGAAGTATTCACGCAAAGATTTCATACCGCTGACAGGTACAGTCAAACTGTATACTTTTGATGGATCAGCGGCGGCAACCACTGCCAAGTGACGTTGGTCGGCACACATCTTAGACTTTGCACCAGAGGGCAGAACCTTAGAGCCAAGCACATTGTTAGGGCAGTCAGCGCAACTAGCGTGCACTGGTGACTCAAAATTAGCATCAGGCTTTAGGCCATCACTAGAGCCACAATCTGGTCGAACGTTCTCCGCAGACGCATCAAACGCTTTGGCATAAAACACCTTGGAAACCCTAGGGTTTGCACCTACGATGATGGTGTCTAGAGTGACGCCAACTGTTGTCTCAACACCGTCTTCGCTCAAGCGATAACGCCCTGCGCGGATGCTGATTTTTGGAAAACTAACGCCGTCGCTACCGACGATCGCAGATGCCACTGTTGATTTAGTGCCCGCTTGCTGACGGGCGGCTATACGGGCTGCAATGTGTGCAGGTACTGTTTGAATGTTGCTCACGATTATTCCTTTGCTTGAGCTTTACGAAGATTGAAAACACGGATAGACGAAAAATTTACGCCGGGAGGAGGAGCGCCATTGGCTTCAATGAAACTCTTAACCCCTAGCTTCGATGCGCGGGCTTCTACCATGTCCCAAGCATCGGTTTCCTTGCAATACGCAAAGAACTCTTCGCGCGACGCAACGGTCGCGGTGTGGTGTGTCGACCAATAGGCCGTACCAGAATTTGTTTTAACTGTCTCGAGACCGTCTTCCTGCGCTTTGGCAGTCATCCAGTTCTCAACGGCTACAAGCTTTTCTGTCAGCTTGGCTTTGGCCGCTTTATGCTCACGCTCGAGAGCGTCGATAGCACCGCGCACCTGCAGATACTTCTCTGCGGCTATTTCATAGTTCATAAGTAAGTCCTAACTGTTTAACTAATCATCACTGTTGATGCCCTGCACCAAATTTAAAAACTCCGCCAATGTGTTTTGCTTTGCGCGGAGTCGGCGGTATAACTCTGCCTCAAAGCCGGTGGCCCATATGTGCCAAACGGTCGTCTTGCCTGTTGTTGTCAACCGGCGAATCCTAGCGTTAGCTTGCTCGTACTGTTCAAGTGAATAAATGGGAGCAAACCAAACAATATCTTTTGCCCGAGTCAATGTCAATCCGTGTGCCGCAACCTTCGGGTGAGCCAACAAAATCTGCGGCCTGTCCGTGTGCTGAAAGTCGTTGAAGATTTGATTGCGTTCGTTTTTATTAACGTCGCCATGAACCGATGCAACATCGAATCCGTCGGCAGTTAACTTCGCTTGCAATTGATCTTGTACGCCTCGTAGCGGCACAAAGATAATAACCTTGTCTCCGATCTCTGTAAGTAAGTCAGTGAGTGTATTATACCTCAACGATCCATCGATTGCAATTCTACCGGTCTCGCTATATACGACACCGCAACTTATTTGCAACATCTTACTAAGCACAACCGCCGCATTCGCAGCAGTGACCTCACCACCTGCGAACACAGTCACAGCTTTGTCTTTCATTTCCTTAAACGCTTTTTGTTGTTGAGGTGTTAGCTCTGTCTTGCGACCAACGAAGTTAGTGTCAGGTAAATCTTTACACTCGTCAAGCGAGAAACGAATCGATGGTTGCAAAACTTTCTTGCATGTCTCAAGTGCATCTTGTCTTGGTATCCAACGAAACGTTGTGACCTTCTGCATCACCATGTCTTTAAACGTAGTGAAACTTTTAGGGCATGTAGGTGAGTCAACAAGTCGCGCCAATGTCCATGCATCTGCAGGCGTCTGAGAGATCGGTGTGCCCGTCAACATCCACAGCCATGGCTTGTGTGCTTGCATCCACTTAGCAAAAATCTTGTAGCGTTGCGAGCTCGGAGATTTAAGCGCAGTGGCTTCGTCATAAATCACAACGTCAAAGTCTTTGATGTCAGCGGCCATGTTACTAAAGCCATCATGGTTAATTATGAAGTACTGAACACCGGGCTTTGCTAGCAACTGTCTACGTTTTTCCTTTGTGCCAGTGACAATTGCAAACATGCGGTGCGGGAGGTGGTGCTTAAGCTCTCTCCCCCACACAACAGTCAGCGTTGACAACGGCGCGATGATTAAAACTTTCTTCGCTATACCTTCATCAAGCAAAAAGTCAGCGGCCCAAATAGCACTGATGGATTTACCAGTACCCGGTGCGTTAAGACACAGGGCACGCTTGTGTGTTGTGAGAAATGCGGCGGTATCTTTCTGGTGATCCATCGGAGCAAACCGAGCGGGCCAGTTGTAGTAATGCGTGATGGGAGCAGGGACACTGAAGCCCAAGTTCTTCAGCACGATTGATTCATCCACACCATACGGCACAGCAAGCATCGATTCACCATCATGCATGAACTGTTTGGCATGCGGCATCAGAGACTGCACAGTGGCATTCTCATTGCTGTTAATGATGATCTTGCGTTTGTCAGGTATTACAAGCATGTCAGAGCAACCCACGCTTTGAATTCAAAAATCCATACGTCAACAGACGTCTCGCGAACGATCCACACCTTTGCACCGCATCTAGTCAACGTTGATATTTCCCTCTCTTGGTTGGCTGTAGTAGTGCCCTTACCAAACTTGGTCTCAATAGCAAACATAGAACCATTAACGCAGCCCACAAAGTCAGGAATACCAGACCGACCATAGCCATTAGCAGGTGGCATAAACCACCAACATAAGTCGGCATCTTTGAGAACATCTTTGACAATCTTTTTAACATCGGCTTCGTTCTTCATCTCTTACCTTTCAGTCGTGCGTCAGGGCAAATATCTTTTGCCGCGCACCATGGGCATAAGCCCGAGGGTTTTGCTTTGTATACGCCAAGTTCAATCGTGTCCTGCACCTTTGCGAATCGAGGCTTTAGTGCTCGCCACATTGAGTCTAGAAATCTACGTTCGTACACGGCGTTTGTTGTCTCGTTAAACTTGAGCCAGATGAATGATGTCTTGACCTTGGTAACTTCTGGGTAATGCCAGAACACCATGGCCGCAAACAGTTGCAACTGTGTTGGGTTTTCTTTTACTTTGCCTGTCTTGTAGTCAAGGCAGTATGCAGTGTCGCCATCCACAACAAGCACGTCAGCGATTGATCTGATCCACACGTCTTTGGCAAACCAGTCAACAGGTTTTAAGTCTGCATTGACAGCCATCTGATGCTCGAACAACTTGTCGCCCGGTCGCTTCATGATGACGTCAACAACGCTACCCCATTGATCTAGTGTGCTACGCCCTTCAGCAGATAGGGAGTCCATGTCAAGCACGCCACGGCCTTTAGCTTCTAGCAACTTGTGTACACGATCTCCATACTCGGACGCTTCGTTTGATGAATTGGGTACGCGTTTAGATACGTACAGATAATCAAACTGGGCCTCGCATGTTTCAAATGTTGATAGACGACTAAAAGACAGCGGCATTACTTGGGTCATAAGTTTCCTATTTCGCCGCACCATACGACGGGCCTACACCCGTCTCACAAGATACGGGAATGCTCCGACACCACTTGGGTGTTAGAGATAGGCACTCTTCCATATAGGCGCGTGCTTGAGTAAGTTCTTCATTTGGTACTACGCAGACTGCTTCGTCATGGACTGACAGCTTGACGGGGTACCGTTCGTTGATACGTGCAGTTTGCCACATAACGATCCGCATTGCAGCATGTTGTGATAAATTTTCTACAACTTTCGGGCCAAAGATGCGTACACGTTGTTTGCCCATTAAGTATGTCCACTCTTTGCCGTCGTACTTCAGGTCGTGATACATCACACCGGGCTCACCCGGACGTCCGAAGCCATCCTTCTGCGTGATAAACCATCCGTTGACATCCACAGTCATCAGGCTACAACCATTGGCAATATCGGGCAGGATTACTTGCTGACACCTACCCCATAGGTCAACTACCTTGTGATGTACTGAGCGGTATAGGTTCACGATGTCGTACGCACGATCGAGGTCGATAGCTTTCACAGCCGGATCAGTACGCGCTGCGATACGAACCATTTCCTGAAAGCGCGGAGCACCGGCACCGTACTGCAACCCGAGCATGGCTGTCTTGCCTAAGAAACGCTCAGCCTTGTCTGCCTTGGTAATGTCACGGCCAAAGAGCTTGGACGCAAAGTCGCAGTACAAGTCCACGCCATTGGCCAACTTCTCTACCACATCATCCTGTCCGGCCAAAGCCATCACAGTGCGAAGCTCAATGTTGGATGAGTCACCTACGAGCACAGTGTGTCCGGCAGGGGCAAGCAGGGCGTTACGCAAACCCGCAGACGGCCCACGGGCGGGGATGTTCTGCCAGTTGATACTGTTGCCGCCCGAGTAACGGCCAGTGGTTTTAGCACCCCAGAAGTTGAGGTACACCGGCAGGGGGCCACGCTTTGCAGTATCCACGAACTTTAGCGCACGGGTTTCTGCAATGGTTGTCTTGACGCCAAGGCGTGCGGCTACCAGTGCCTGAACACCTGAGTCTTCGTGGTCGAGCAAGTCAGTAAAGCCCTTGTCACTTTTAGCAAAGGCAAAGGTCTCACGCCCTGTTGCGGGGCTTATCTTCTTAGGTGGGCTAACACCTAGTAGCTCGAGCTGTTCTGCAAACTTGTCGTTGGACATCAGCGTGTCCTTCCCGACAATGAGCGAACGCATCAGGTCTTCTTTGCGTGCAACTTCTTCGTGATATAGCCTATCCATCACAGCAACATCGCCCACAAGCATGGGCTCTGTGAACATACGCACAGTCATGTCGATCAAACGAACTTCTAATGGCGGAGTGAAGGCGTCCATCTTCTCACCGATCGCACGGCATAGCCACGTGTCATGCTTGCAGTAATCGCCGTATTCCGCTAATCCCGTGGGATTAAAGTCATTGCGGCGTTTGCCTAGAGCTTTAACAACTTCAGTACCCTTGTCAGGGAATCCGAAGAATTTGGTTAAGTTAGCAAGTGAGTGAGAGACTAAGTAGGGGTAGAGCATGCGGCTTTGGGGGAGCGTGTCCATCCATAGCCTCGGTCGTATACCCAGTCTTTGTGTCAGCGCGTAGCCATCGAACAAAGTATTGTGGCATCTTACGGCTGAGTTGGCCCAGTCGTAGTTGACGTGCACCCACTCAAGAATCTCTGCTTCAGTTCCACTGAACCACACAGGGTCTTCGTCGTTCTTCGCAACGCATACTCCGATAAATTCAAACCGTTCGTCGGTGATGTACGCATCAGTCTGCATCTTTGACAAACTAAATTGTGCATCGTAGTACGTCTCTATGTCTACAGTAAGTATGTCCATTAGTTTAAGTCCGTGTTATTAAGTTCTCTGTTGTCCAGAGCTAAGTAAGCCACAGTGTAAATCTGTTCTAGCTTCTGACGCAAACGTAGAGCTTCTTCAGACACAATGTCGAGCCGGTTCCTTAACAGTCGGCCTTCGGCTTGCGAGTCTGCAAGCATCAGCTCAAGTTCAGAGAGGTCACTGGGGATTCTGTACATTTTGGTTTCCTCGGGTTAACTATTTTCTCGAGCACGCGCTTAAGTATCTGAACGTGCATGAGGTTGTTTTTGTTGCGTACGATTGATCTCCGCACAATCGCAGCACAGCGTTTACGTTCTATGTCAGTGTCTACTAAGATCATTTTTTCTCCCGCAAACAACTGCATGTAAACCCACTTGCGTCATAGCCGATCCCGTGGCAATACGGGCAGTGTTCATCCGTCACTGCGAGCGGAACGCGGGTAAATAACTTCTTTAGGAATTCGTAAATAGCGTTCATTAATTTTTCTCCACAATAGGTCTCATTTTCCGTTGACGAAATTCTTCTTTGACAAGCGCAATAGCCTTGTCCATATCTTTCACAGTAATCAAGTCCATCTGCGCGTCATGCAATTCCATGACAAGGTTTAGTGAATTCATCTCAGATGCTTTTAAGATAAATCTTCCCGTCTCAATACCTCGTCTACCCACAGCACGTAGTGCATCGAGCCCTTCTGTTACTACGTCGGCATATTCTTTTCCAAAGCCCAATCTATACAAAGCTTCAGTAATATTTACTGTGGCAATCAAAGTATCAATATCGTTGCGTGTTGCAAGTCCTTTAGTTAAGGTTGACATTGCTAAATGGTTCTTGATCTTGAGATCAACCAAGTAGGTGTCGTACTTAGCTACCGGTGTCATCCCCTCGACTACATATCCAAGGGTATTTATAAGTATGGCGCGTGGCCGATACTTGCTACGTTTCCGCATTCTGTACTTCGTGCAACTTGTGGATGTAATGCAATGCTTTGTTGCCATCGTCACTGCCATCTTTTCGTCCTGCACGCATCGAGTATTTAATAATGTTGCCTTTCAGAAAACCTATAAATTCTTCGCGTGTCAACACAGCGGACATGACATTCCAAGGTTGTACTGGCATATCTTTATAGTGCGATCCACCAATTTGCACTGCATCTGCGTTTTCAATCATTGCGTTCCTTTGGTTTAAGTTGTTTCAAGTTACGTCCAGTGACGCGATCAGTCCAACACGAGGCACAAATCCATCGTGAGGAGTTCATTTGCACGCCGCCCTCCGGCGGTCGTAGCTCTTCACATTTATTACAAAGTTGTAATCTATGTACTGGTTGTTGACTACCGATAGCCAAGTGGTTGTTTACGAAATTACTCTTCATCTGATTCATCCCAAATATCATCTGGCCACACAAGTATGGGTGTCTCTGGGCCCAAGTAGCCACCTTCGATATTGAACTCAATATACTCGCGTGCTTCTTCGTGCGACATGCCGTCGCGCGTAACAAGAATATCTCTGATTTTTTCAGCGTCATAAACAAGTACGTTAACCATTTGCTTGTCTATACGTACATACGCGGGGCCAACAACGGCCTCATCATATCCCGGGTATTTAATCATTGCCGTGGAACCTTTACAGTTTCTTCTAGTGGTTTCCACCCGAAGCGACGCCATACGGATTGCACGTCTGCACCGGCAGTCCAGACAAAACGTTTGTCGTCTGCAGGTATGACGGGGAAGCACACTGAACGAACGGGTATGCCTTGGTGGATGATTGGTTCTGGGTTCATGATAGTACTCTTTACACAATTGGTTTAAAACAGATTGATCCAACTACTTCACCGCGATTAACGATGTCGTAGTGTTTGCCAACGCTTTTAGCGCCGTTACGTGCCATGTCACTTAGTACAACAGTTAGTGAACGTCCCAGTGTGGAAACGTACACGACAAGGTTTGTTTCATCGACAGACAACCACTCTCGGTCTTGGTCGATGTTGACACCCAGTTCCTCAAAGCCGCGCACGAGTTTCGTCTCGATACGCGTCAAGCGATACTGAATGTCTTTTTCTTTGTTGAAGGATGTGTTCATGTTGTTCTCATAATGCTACGGTAACCCGTGTGCCGAAGGGCTCACGTGGATGGGAATGGCCGATGTCGGCCCAGATGACAGGATAGGTTGGCTCCTCGCATTCGTCCAAGTTGCCCTCCATGTCAGTGAAGAAAATCATGCCGCAGTAACGCTCGTCTGATTTGTCAAGGTGCTCGAACACTGGCTGAAAGCGCGTACCGCCACCGCCCTTGGGATGCAGGGCAAGCATGTCATCACGCTCGAATCGCTCGATGTGCGTAACGTGGTAGTCGCAGTAAATAACTTCTACGAATGATGGTTGCAAGTCGTCAACGATTGCCTGAATCTCAGCGGCGATCTGATTGCATTCCTTGGGGCCCATCGAGCCTGATGTATCAAAGCCAATAGCCAAGCCACCGAGTGAGTCAGTGCGAAGCGATGGCAAGTACAAGCCAGAGCCAATAAAGCGACGCGAGGGGCGCGTGTACGTGTAGTCAGCGGCGGATGATTCAGTCATCATGGAACGAGTCACGTCTTGCCACCGCACATTGGGTTGACCTACGTTGTCAAGCACACGATCGATCAAGCTCGAACCTTGGCCGCATTCCTTAGCCATCCGAGCTGCGGCTACAATCGTCGCCTCCATGTCAACACGAGTAGCATCATCTTGAGCATCTTCGAGATCACCCTTGCCATCGAAGCCACCTGCATTGGGTTGGCTTTCCTCATCGCCATCACCTGAGCCTGAGCCCTTGCCGCCCTGTGGCGGTGGTGGGTTCTCTTTGAGCTTGGCGTAGACTTCCTCGGAAGACATGCTCTCACGCACCCATCCTACGTTGACGCCGCCCTTGGGCAGTTGCCATCCACGACTACGTATGTACGCATTGATAAGCGCATCGTTGGCGTAGTTCCACAAACTTGGATCACGGCTTTCACGACGCCACATGTGCATCAGCACAACGTGTATCGCCTCATGCAACACAAGGCCAAACAATTCCTCGTCAGTCAGCGGATCACAGAACGCAGGGTTAAAGCGCACCCACGCGCCATTGGTTCCTGCAGTAGATACCTTGTCAGATACCTCACGCTTGACGCGTGTCATCACAGCGGCAATGAATGATTCACGAAGGCCGAGCTTGCTGTATGCAAGATCGATTCGATCAGATAAGGTGGTCATAATTTTCTCCAGTAAGTAAACAAGTTAATCCCGTGGGATTAGGTCAATTATATTCCAATGCGAACAACGACTCAACAAACACCCGAGCAGTAGTTAAATCCTCAAACGATTGCACATCATCGAACGTGTTGCGTGTCACAACCCAACCACGATCTGCGTCAAGTAGACCAGATACATTGTAGGCAGGGCGAACGAACGCAAACGCATGCTTGACGTGCATCTGCTTGAGTGAGCTAGCTTTCGAACGTTTCTCAACGTAGGCAGTCCAAGCACCCACAGGTGTGTTCTGCCATCGAAGCTCTGGTCGTTTGTCAACCATCATTTCATCGCAAACGCGGCTTGGTTCGCGATAGCCCACTGGGTGAACGCTGAACTCTTAGTGATCGTGCGGTCACGTTTGTGTGCAAGTTTAATCGTGAGTGTCTGTACATCACCGGGCATCTTGGACAAGAACTTCCACGCCTTGTCGAAGTTGGTAGCGTCGAGGCGCGTAGCTAAACCCATAGCGACGCAATAGCGTACGTTGAGTTCCTTGGGCACAGGCACGTCCTTGCCTTGCAGAATGTCCTCGATACGTGGCATCGACTCCCATACACGCAGATGTGTTTCGAAGATCATGGCCGCCTCTTCACCCACGTCACCTTTGATAAGCTCGACGCGATCCTGCACGGGCAGATCAAGCTCCAGTGTGTGCGACACAGCGAACCATGAGCGAGGTGAGGGGAAGGGACGAATGTCACCAGTGGGCTCGAACTTGTGCAACAAGTCAGGGCGGTCTTGCAACAAGGCCAGAATCTCTGGGCGAATGCCACGTGTGATGGCGTGTGCAGTGAAGTCGTCGATCGTCGTGTTGACGTCGATGTCGCACATGCGGTTCTGTAGGGGTGCGGCTAGGTTGTACGTCACACCTCGGTCGGTCTTGCGATTGCCTGCGGCGATGACCATCCACTCTGCGGGAATGCCAAAGTCCTCGGGCGTCAGGCACAACTGGTATGCGGCCGCCTGCACTGAGGGCGGTGCTGATGTGATCTCGTCGAGGAACAGAATACCCGCGCCATCTGCGGGCAGAAAGTCAGGGCGTGCCCAGTGTGTGCGGCCGTCAACTACGTGCGGGATACCGCGCAAGTCAGTGGGCTCCATCTGTGCGAGACGTAGGTCAACTACACCCTGCCAGTTAGATACATGCTCAGACAATAGCTTGCTTGTCTGGAACACAACCTCGGACTTGCCGATACCCGATGGGCCGCGCAAAAAGGTTGTACGGGCTCGTGTGTTGTCGTTGAGGTAACGCTTAACGAGGATGGGGGTAACGTGTGCAATACGCATGATGATTTCCTTTAAGTAAACAAGTTTTTAATCCCACGGGATTAAGGCTCCCGTGTGTGCCTATCTTACTAGGGTTCTGAGTTGAGTGCAAATCAGAACTCGAGCATCTCGTCGATGGACGCAAGCAGTGCAGTTGTCTGCACGTTAACCGCCTTACGCTTCTCGGGATCGTCACGCAACTGTTGTGGATGCGGCGTCGTGTCGATGACTGTCTTTGCCAGTGCAAGGATGTTGTCCGGAAGAATGTCAGCGAAGTCATGCAACAAGTTTATCTCCTCGGCAATGTTCTCACACACCGAGTCGCGGAAGATAGGCGATCGAATCTCACCGATACCCGTTCTCTTGTTGATGATCTCACGCTCACCCTTGCCGGTCACATCATGTAAGCGAGCAACCACTTGCTTCAGACGCTCGAGGGGTGCACGCATGATCGCGTTCATAGATTCCTTTGTCGCCTCCTCAACTTGCTGACGCAAGGTGCTGAGCTCTTCTTCCTGCATGGATACGCGGAAGTCACCCATGTCAGTGACGGGGCGGTAGTTGATGCGGAAGCGAAACGATCTGCGTAGGTCAGTCAAGTCAGGGTATGCGTTGGGATCGAACAACCCGCCCTGACTATTCTGTGCAAGCATCATGACGTTGCTCCAGTTGTTGAGGAACGCAGTCACCGCCTGATCGAACTCGAGATCGAACTTGGCCATGCGGTCAGCAAACTGCATGAAACGTGAAGAAGGTAGTAAGTCCTCACCTCTGTGCCACGGGTATGTGGTGCTATCAATGTATGCACGGGCTTGCGTCTCCACTGCAACGATCGGTTGCACCAGTGACTTGGGATACAAGTCCTTGCGATACTGCCCTGCACCATGGGCGTTGTTGGCAGACTCGGCATCGGCCGTAGCCTTGCCGTCCTTCTGTGTCATCTGTGGTTTGTTGACAGTGAGGGAAACTAACAGTGCGTGATCTTTAATAGACATAATGTTCTCCAGTTAATAAGTTAATCCCGTGGGATTAGAGGGCGTCACGAATGACGGTGCGGACAGCTTCTTCGAAGTCACCGCCTGAGAAGTTGGGCTCATAGTTCTCGAGCTTCTGGTCGACAACATCGTCGATCTTGGACTCGAAGTCGAAGTCGTTCATTGCGTCTTCAACCTTACTAGCGACCTGATCGTCGATGTAGACAACCGACGCCTCGCGCACAGCTTCCTGTGTTTGGTCATCGTCATTGAGTAGCTCAAGAAGCGATGCTTTTAATGTGTCTGCGTCAAGCGCAAGCACGGCCTGAGTCTCAGCTTTCATTTTGCTGATAACTGCGTCTGCAACGTCCGACACAAGTTTGTCGTACACGCCGCCGAAAATAGATAACAGTTGTGATTGATCCATGATGATCTCCATAAGTAAACAAGTTAATCCCACGGGATTACGGAAAGAACTAAGGGTGTGGGCGATCCCCTAGTCCATGTCATTATTGTAACAGGTTATTGCCCAGTTGTCAAGCTAAAGGCGACCCGCGCAATTTGCTTCGTGATAGTTTGTCTTGATGCTCAGCGTACAAATCTTCGTCAGCGTATACGTGCCACGGGATTGCTCCAGTGTCTTTAGCGTGCTCGAGTATGTCCTTGAGTTGTTCATAGCTCCAACTAGCCACGTGCTTTGGCATGTCCTTAGCTTCAACAATCAAAGCCAATTCTGCACGCATGATGACCATGCGATCTTTGTCAGTCATTCGTTTCATAGTGTTAACTCCAGTTGTCCGGGATGCAACGACGCGCGTCTATCCCATTCCAGTTCTTTGATGGCCTGATTGATCGTGTCGAGCTTGTCTTCTTCCAAGTCAGTGTCAAGCGCAAGGGCACTCTCGTATCCGCCTACGTTGTACTGGCAGGAAAAGTCAGGCGCGCCGTCGACCATGAGCGTTACCTCAAGATGCACCCAATGCCAGTCGCTATCGTACCAACCCTTCAGATACTTGTAGTCCTGCTCAACCGCACGAAGTCGATCCTCGGGCGTCTTCTGCCCCCACTCCCTGCGTGCAACCTCAAGCGATGAGAAGAAGTCGTAATACAACCTACGCACAGTTCGACCTGTGTTTGTAAACAGTGGTTTCAGCATGCGAAGGCGCGTCTCTTCCTCAAGATCAGGCTCTTCGTCAACGATGTGCTGCTCCATCTGCTCAGAGTTCAGCGGGTTCCAATCCATCTCGACAACAACCCCGTGATTGTCTGACCACTCGAGCGGCGAGTCTGTGTCGTAGTCCGGTAGCCAACGCACGCGGTACACCTTACCGCACTTGTGCGTGAACATTTCCTCATGTGTTATATCGTCATAGCTCATGATTGCCCCTTAAACAAATTCAGATTTACGAATGACTTCGACGTAGTTGTCGGCGTACAAATAGGTATCGCGCTCACCCGAGCAGTCGTGGTCGCATTCCACGTCATCGTTTTCCTCGCCTAACCGCAGGAACACATACCCTCCCCCGTAGTCACTGACAACCAAGTCCATGAGTTTTTCCTGCAGGCTAACCCATGGCGTTGACTCGTACCACTTAACGTCCTCGTAATGCGTACGTATCTGGTATGGAAAGTCCTCATCGTGCAAGTCGATCTTGTATTCCCAGTCGTTGTTGATAACGTCTAGCCCTGACTCAATGTCAGCGGCAATGAGCATTGCCTCCAACTTGAACGCTTGGCGTTGCTCGTCAGTATTAAACAATAAGACATACTTTACGTCTGATCGGTATCCCATAATAGTTCCTTTCTTAATCCCGTGGGATTAGACTACTCTGATAAAAAACAAGATGACTTTCTGCGTCGTGCCGTAGTGGCCGGTGATGTCGTCGTACGCAAACTCCTCACGAGAATCCTCAACCACAGACATGTGGGTATACACCCACAAGTTGTCGTCAGCGTCTCGCCACTGGTCAGTGCTCGAGTCGAACCATTCATCCACAAGGGCATGCTCTTCGTCGTCAAGCCCTGTCGAGTCGGCATTGATAAGGTACGGCAAAGCAAACTCACCGATACTGTATTCAAAGGTTTCATGTATGGTAAAAGTCATTACGGTCTCCAAATAAATAAGTCAAGTAACACAACAATAATCCCAAGCAAGAGCACAACGCGCTCCAGTTTTTCCCATTTGGTCATCATTTTTCAGCCTCAATTCTTTTTATCAAGTCTCGTGCATGCTGAATGTCATAGAGCACGTCGTTAAGCCATGATCCATCTTCGATGTAGTTGTGAGCGGATTGCATGAGGTTGTTCAGTGCCTCACCCAACAGTTCTGCTTTTTTGCGGTCAGTCATTTAATGTTCTCCCTGATATATTCTTTTGCTTCGCGCTTGGTGTCAAACGCTAGGCACTCGCCGTGCTCATCGATCCACTCAGCCGAGAAGGTTTTGCCGTAGATCGCCCATATGTCACCGGACTTCTCCGGTTGCCAGTCGTTGGGGTCAAAGCCCCCGTCCTTGCGTATCTCATGCACGAGCTTGAAGCAAGTCTCCCAGTCTGCACCAGTGATCTCTTCCAGCTCTGCAGGGTGGTGATCCTCTAGCAAACTGATGATTAAGTTTTTAAGTCTGCTCATTTTTGTGATCCTTTGCAAACTGCAAGGCACTGACCCATATCTCACGGGCGTCGAACAGTCCTGTGTAATATTCAGAAATGGAGTCGTAGAACTCTCGGTCTCCCCGTGCCTCAGCACCAACGGCCATAAACCGCACAGCCTCCTCCCGTGGTGCATCAGCCACGCAGTTGCAATAGGCGTCAACAAACGCAACCTCTTCTAGTGTCAAGTTTCTCAGTGGGTAGTATTTGGTCATGATGTTTCCTTTAATCCCGCGGGATTAGTTGTTGGTGTGAAGTGCTATGAAACCGGCCGTTGCTACGCGCATCTGCTTGACGGGGTACTCGGATACAACAAAGATGAAGTCAAGCACGTTGCGGCATGCGTCCAAGAAATCAGGATTGTCGTGTGATAAGGCAATGACTGAACTGGGGTGAATGTCCTGCGACACGTTGCGAATGCACGTCTCAAGGTGAACCCGCGCATGGTCTAAAAGCGCAAACCTTGTGCCATCATGCAACCTCGGGCGAGTCGCGGCATTTTGGAGGTTTTCCATAGCTTCGGCATAGTTCACGCCATACTGACAAGCCTCGGCACGATGTGGTTTGGTCAACCCGCTGAAACCCTTGTCGTCATTCCACTTGCAACGTGTGCGGTAACCCTGCTCGAAACACCCAGTGCGGTAAACTTTCTTGACGGCAACCTCGTAAGGCACGCCTGCATCTTTTTGTTGCTCCAGAAAAGCATTGAAGTACAGTGACTTATGACGTCTGGTCGTTGGTGAGAACCCGTTGACGTGCATCCATAGTTCAAGATTGTTGGTGTGACTGTTGTGTACTAACTGAGCAACTTCTGTTGTGTATGAATAGCCAATGGCCAACACGTCGAAGTGTCCGTCCGAGTCCATGTTGAGCCCGTTGGACTGAGAAATGCTCGGATTGCGTGCAGACATATTAGAGCCTACACCCAGTGAGCGCATTTCAGTGCCGACGAGTTTTTTAGCCGCAGACGCAAAGCGTGCGGCAACATGTGCATTAGTTGTCATGATGATCTCCAGTGATACGTAAATAAGTGAGGGAGTTAATCCCGTGGGATTAGCACAGGACGTTTATCGAATCGGGTTGCTTGAAGGCGCTTCTCGACTCGATGGGTACATTGTACCACGTCAATGTGTTGTTGTCAACTTAAGGGGTGTATAAATTAGTCCTATACAACAACACATTTGGATGTTAAATAATCGAGAAAGTTGTGTGGATGATTTGTAGATTCTGGCAATTAGTCAGCCCAATAGTTGGATTAGTTTGGAAATTAGTCAGACTAAAAATTGTAAGTCATTGATTTTGCTCACTTTAGTCAATTAGTTTGGTTTTCAGGCTAGAGAGTAAATAGTTGGGGGGTTGCATACGTTACGGGCCGGAACACTTGAACAGGCTACAGGAATTTACCTTTTGCTCTCTAATACTACTAACTATTAACTAATTAACTAATTTATATATATATATGCCAGTCCCCAGTGCCCGCTACCCGAAAAAAGCCTTTAAAATCAACAACTTAGCTCATCCATACAACATACGTACAATTCAACAGGCAAACTAATTTAGATTTGTAAGTTTCGTGTAATCTAAAAAAGCGTTCACTTACGTCGCAACCCGCATGGTTAAAGGAAAGTTGTCAATCTACAACACTCTAGGTAATCCCACGGGATTAAATTCGTCATTCATACGACATGCGTACCGCGTACCGCGTACATCGTCGCATACTGGGCCGTGCGTGATAGTAGTTTGGTGCGGGGCTTGTTGTGATAGTAGATGATAGTTTTGGATAAAAAATTTTGACGAAAAAAAGCCCCCGAAAGGGGGCTTGGCCGGTTTACCGGTTGGGCTTAAGTGGCGGAGCCCTTGACTACTTTGCCCTTGGCCGCTTTGTTGACGCTATAACCTAGGGTTATCATGTGCGCGACAATGCGCGGGTGAAAAACCGCATCTTTGAAATAAACGTCCATATCATCTAACCATGCGGAAAATTTGTCCGTCTCTGTTTTGACCATATCAGGCGCGGGCGCGGCCGTTGGTGTTTTGGCCACTGTGGTTTTGCGGCCGCCTCCGGTTTTGCGGCCGATCCCGTGCACTTCGCGAACTTGCTTGGCCGCGTCTCGCATTGCATGCTTGGGCATGTTGACCGCCTCCGCCGCCGTTGACGGCGTATCAACCTTTTTTCCATCTTTGCCAATGGTGTTCACCATAACGGGGCACTGGGCGGCCGCGTGCAAAGTAAGCGCGTCAACGAATAGGGCTTTGACGTTATGACCGGCCGCTGTGAAATCGGCCGCGTAAAGTGACACTACACCCGCGATCCGGTCACCCATTGGTTTTGTCGCGTCAAGTTGACCGGCCGCTTTTTGGGCGGCTTCTTTGCACTTGGTCAACATGCTTTGGGCGGCTTGACCGGCTTCGTTGATAAGCGTGCCAATGGCCGCGTCGCGTGTTGCCACTGTAACAGTGGCGGCTTTGATTGCTTTGCTCATGTGAGCTCCTTAGTAAACAAGTAACCTAGAAAACCCCTAGGCGGGCATGCCTCACTTGGCATACGTCAAGTATACCACAACATTCTCATAAGGCGCAACTAATCCCATGGGATTTGCGGTCGCGGGTGATAGTAGTTAGGGTTACATACGTCGTCCGTCGTGCGTCACTCATCGCATACTGGAATGTTAGTGGATACTAACTTAGCTATCTTGTCAAGTGGAAAATGTGATAGTAGTGATAGTTTTGGGACGAAAAAAAGCCCGCGAATGCGGGCCCGGCTTCAGAAGAAGAGAACGTCAAAATAATGTAGTGCTAGCGCGGTGAGCGCGAGGCCCACCGCGATTGCGCTCAGAATGTCAAGAGCAAACGATTTCATAAACCGCGGTCTCTTCGAGCTTAACGCCGGTCTGAACCTTTTTGCAAGATTCTGAACCGTCTGCAATATTTGCTTCAACTCGAATTGTCACGTCAACTGAACCGATTTTTGCCGTGTGGCGAAAAACGCGGGAGGCAACAAACTCTAGCGCATAATCGAATGTGCTATCGCACTCAAAACCGTATGTGCCGATTGCTTCGAGCAAAGCAGGAACCGATCCATCTTTCAGTGATGTTACTGTGTCTTCAATTGACACATTCAATTCATTGCGATAATTACCGTCCCATTTCAGGTAAGTTGTGGGACGTGCATAAAAATGCTTTGCAAATCCAATTTGCTGTGCGTTTTCAATTATCGCGTTGACGACGGCGTACGCGGCAACGAACTCTTTAGATTGTGACTCGAGCTCTTTTAAATCATTGCGAGCTTGTGCGAGTGACTCGCGTTTGTCAGAGATAGCGCGTGCGAATAAAACGGGTTTTGCGATTCTAGCCATGATAATTTCCTTGAGTAAATAAGTTAATGTTTGTTTGGTCTCTTTCGCCCATGTGTTTATTATACTGGGGTTTGCGGTTTAATTCCGGTTTGACCCTTAATTATGGAGCCTGCGCGTGATAGTAGGTACCCCCTACAGGCCCCCCACACCCCCCACCCCCCGCCCTGTATGTATAT